CAATATTAATAGCCACAGGAACTTTTCCTTCAGACTGAATATGTTGATTGTTTTTAACCATGTGACGGATAAAACCTTTTAACTCATCTACGTTTAATTGTACTGTATTCATAATGTTTGTTTTTATAATTCAAGTTTAATGACCTGTCCTGGAAGGTCTTCATTCATATGTGATCTTTCTGACAAAACCCACAGAACTCTGTTCTTTGGTTTTACAGATGTATAGCATTCACCGTCAGTAAAATACACCAGGCTTGTATATTTTCCAATGTTTGCATTATAGTAATCTAGGACGGGATCAAATTCAGTCCCACCTCTTCCATGTACTTTAAGATCATTCTTGCCCTTGTAAGGCTCAATAGACCGGATACTTGTATCACATTGTACAATAGTGATATCTACTCCTGCTTTATGAATATGATGTATCTCATTCATAAACTCAGCAAGTTCATCATTACTTACAGATCCAGAAGTGTCAATAGCCAATAGCATATGTTGTCTCATCTTGATCTTAAGACCAGGATTATCTTCATACCTATAGTTTTCTTTTCTTCTGATCTTCTTAGTAAAGATTTTAGTACTTGTACCAGTGAATCTTCTAAGATATCCTCTCCAATCAAATTTAGGTTTAGTAACTTCATCAAGAACAATCAATCCTTCAATCTCCCCTGGAACATTACCACGTTTCTTAATGGTCTGTTCTTTAGCATCTTGTAGGATTTTCTGTACTTGTTTCTCAATAAGCTTCTTCTCAGCATCAGACATGTCATCAAACTCTTCCCATGTAGAATGATCTGGTATGTCTCCATTTTCTATGCTATCAAGAAGATCATCCATAGCTTGGTCACCAGTAGTACCATTCTTATCCTTCTCATCTTGAAGGCGGAGGAGCTGGTCATAGTAATATCTACAACCAGCTTTTCTATCTAGATTAAGATCTGCATAGTCATCAATCATAATACCTCTAGGAGGAAGTTTTTTGTTAATAGCAAGTAATTCTTCTGGAGTAGCATTATTTGCTTTAGCTTGTTCTAACTCAGCTTTTACTGTTTCTTTAATTTGATTAAATTGATCTGAAGTCAAATCTCCACCTGGAAGCCAGGAACAATCAATATACTGATTAATCTCCATATCCATGGCAACATTTGCAAGTTTCTTGTTGCTAAAAGAACTAAAACTTACAAGGTGACCAAAGGCAATATGAAGTAATTCATGTTTCAGTAAACCCATCTTGTGATCATCACTTAATCCATTCCAGAATTCCTCATTGATGGCCAACTGATAATTAATATTGTGCTTACTCACACCTGCAGTAGGGAGATCTTTTCTCCATACTTTATTCAACATAATGAGAAAGAACCCATAATAGGGCTCTTTCAACATTAGTTCTTTACTGATTTTACTTAGACTCTGTGCTTTGTCCATCATCTTTAATTTTCACATCAATGCTTATTTGATTCATATCATAACCTATCTGACCCAACATGCTTGTTAGATCTCTGACAAAGTTTTCTATGAACAGCTCAACCAATTGCTTTTCAGCCTTATGTGTAGTTAATAATCCTAGTACTCTTGCACTAGATAATGATCCTATCTGCTCAGATAGAATTGGTATAAGTACTTTATAAGATTTTGGTGCTTGTTTACCCCAAGTAGTAGAATCTTTTTTAGAATACTTATATAATACAATTAACTCCGGTACAGTTAAACCACTATTCTCTATTGCTTGGAAAGCAATAACATGATTTTCTGAGTCACTAGAGCTAAACATAGAAATCAGATTATTTAATTCAGCTTTACTTAGTTTCATTAGTCTTCAATTTTAAGTGTTTTAATCATCCATTCTGTGGGCTTCTCTAAGTTCTGAACCCATTCTTTAGCACTTGGAATATATCCATTACAGTCTTCTTTTACGTGCTGCTCTCCAATATATCTTACGTACACTTTCTTACCATCAGAGTTTTCAATGATCTGACCAAAGATCTTCTCACATTCAAATATACCCTCACTGTGGTGACGGAACATTCTGTGTTTACTATGACCAATCCAAGCCTTTGTAGCATCAAACCACTCATGGATCTCTAGATAATCTAACCAAGAACCACCAAACTTTCTAGCTGATGATTTTGCATGTTCTACAGGATGTGACATTAGTCTAAAGTTTCATCAATTAAACCACCTGTATGGTAATAATCATCTACATGTGTAGTTCTAACATTATTTTGTATCCAATACTTACCAGATGGTACTAGAATACACATTTGACCATAACCACCTTCATTGTTCCACCAATCTTCTATACTATCTAAAATCTTTTCTTCAGCAAAATTTGCAATATCAGATGCTAACCCTGAGTCAAGTTTATCTAAATCTTTTACATCTTGAGCCCATGGTTCCAATTCATTAACTGCATCAAATGCATCTTCTTCATTTTCAGGTAGTTTGTCCATTGTATATAGTACATCTTCTATACAACCAGAGTCTCCACTACCTTCATATTTTATCTTAATACCGGTCACACCAAGGTCAGCCAACTGAATCAGGAGGCTTGTCATCATTGTTTCATTCATAACTATTTTGTTTTAAAAAATCTTCCTAAAATATTTTGATTCAAATATTCTTCTTTTTCCAGTACCTCTCTTGTAAATTGGTACTTAGTCTCATGATATGTTAGTTCTGTTTTAGAAAAACAGATTCTTACCATGAACCTTTTAATGGGAACACCATTTTTATGTGCATCTTGTAGCACTTTATTGCTACTATAGTAATTCTGATAGTTAGTTTTTACCTGGATAGTGTATTTCTTTGCACGTTTGTCTTCCATATTAGCAAGAGCTTTTACTCCAAACTTTTTCTTAGTTGTAGAATAGAAGTTCTTCTTACCAATATATCTAACAGACTTACCATCTATGATAGCCTCCATCTCATATATAAACCCAACGGCTCCTTCTGGAATCTTGCTATCTGTAAATACTTCTCCTTTATATAACCAACTCATACTGTTTGTTTTAGTAAAGATAATAATTTGTCTCTAACAGTTTCAATACCATAATCTTTCACAGAATCTGATAGATCTTTAGACATATCAAGATTAATAAAGTTGATACCATACTTGTCATGATATCTCTGAGCAGCTTTAATACCAGGCTCATCATTATCAAATAGTACAAGTATCTTAGAATATTTCTCTTGAAGCTTACCTATAACAGATTCTCCAATCATTGTATTCTCACTGTCTGGAGCAATGCATTCTATATTACCAATACCAAGCTTCTTAAAACTCATGAGATCTTTAAGAGAAGATACAATCAGTAAATACTTAGAATCATACTGCAGTTGATCCATACCTTGAGTATAGTTCTGGATCTTAATAAACTTTTTCTCAGGAATCTTTGGCATATAAATCTTGTAGAGCTCACCATCATTACGGAAATAACCATAAACATAGGGTCTAGAAAATCTATAGCTTGTGATGGAACCATCAATCTCAGTCTTAGACATTGTAAAGAACTCTAGTGGAACTACATTATATTGACTTAAGATACTAGAACTAATTTTAAATTGTGTCCAGTACTTTTGGTCTAATGTATTCCAGTGTCTCATCTCAAAATCTACAACCTTAAACTTATCATGGAACTGTATCGGACCCCTTTGTACAGGTGCATTATGTTTTAGATACTCCTGATAATCGGTTATAATCCGGTTAGCTGCCTTGAATCTGACATCATAGTTAAATAGATGTCTGACAAGTTCTACATGGTCACCTTGAAATCCTGAAGAAAAATCTTTGAACTTATACTTACCACTGTCTTGATAGATAAACATGCTAGGCACCTTATCTTTAACATTAAATGCAGATAGCATCTTGATGTTCTGTCCGGTAAGCTTTTCTTTTAAGTTCAGATAATACTCAAATACCCATTCTATTGGGACTTCTGTTAAATCAGATATTAAATTCTTTGTTGAAATCATAACCAATAAAATATAAAGGGGGAGGCTCCTGAAGTAGTCTGACATTATTACTAACACTCCCCCTTTACGAAAGAGTATTTATTAGTCTAGACTAAAGTCAGAAGATGTCTTAGGTTTTAAGAACACATCATCATCATCCCCAAAGGATTTAACTTCTTTTACTTCTAGTTTCTTAACATGCTTGGTCTCATCAAATCTGATAACAGCACCAGATTCTTCTTCACCAAATGCATATTTCTTACCTTCAGCTTTTGGTAACCACAAGTCATAGTTAGTATAACCCGTTTTACCTTCATATTCTTTACCAGCTACACAGAACTCAAGATATTTCTCTCTAAAATCTGCAGTCTTGTTGAATGCTTTAACAAAGTCTTCAATAGTATCATGCTGACCATCTTGCTCAAGGAACCATGAATCAAGTTGTAAAGTATGAGCCAAAGTTCTCAAGAAAATTAAGATAGATCTATCTCTCTGAATCTTAATGCCAGATTTAGTTTCACCATCTGCAAATGCATATTGACTTGCTTTAATTCTACCAATCTGACCTTGATACCTTCCCTTGCTTTCATCTTCTTTGTCAACTAGAAAACCTTCAAAACCCTCAATAGGTGCAGTTTCCACATGTAACATAAGATGAAATGCACCGGGAATGAACTTGAAATCCTCAAGCTCAATGTTATTAATCTTCAATACATGATTACCTGGTGTAATTGTCTTTGCTAGTCCTGAGCCTTCTTTGCCCAAATCAGTTGTGCTTAATGCCATTTTTCTTAAAATTAAATTGTTAAATAAAAACTTTGTCCCAGTGAAATTCTAACTCACCAGATTCATTCATCTCTGTTAATACTATTTCTTCATTACACAAATGTTCAGGTCTTGCACCGCAAGTTACTTCTTCATTTGTTTTAAATGATAAAATAGTCTTATTACCTTTTCTATACATATACCCAATTGCATCTGCGTTAGCACAAATCAGAGACTTAATCTTACCAGTCAAATCTATATTGGCTGAAAGAACCATCTCTCCCTTATCATCTACCTGCTTGTCCTTAATGTGACCAGATAGAATAATATGGGGGGCTAATGTATCAATAAAATCTAAAACTTGAAAGAAAGCTTGTCTTAAATATAAATACCCGGCACCATTTGGTAGGGTTAAGACATTATCTCCATCATAGTTTTTACCCATGCTAGTTTGTTTGTAAAGCTTAATAGCAAGTGGACCTACCATATCTTCTAATGCAGTTACAGTATCTATTGTAACATATTGATATGGGTTACCTGCAGCTTTAATAGCCTTACCAGCATCAAGTAGTTCTTGAAGACTACCAATCTTTACTTTAAGTGCTTCTACATAGTCAGCACCATTTTCTAAGTCAAGAATTAAATTATCTTCTAGTCCTGCAAATGCAGTAGTTTTACCAGTCTTTGGCTTAGAATAAATAATTAATCTCTTGGGATTAACTCTTTCTGCCTTAACTTTCTTAGTTGGAAGAACTATACTCATTGTTGTTTAATTAAATCATTCAACCATGTTTTGCTACTAACAGGTTGCTTCCACATAATAGCAGCAAAGTCTCTGATAGTAATTTCAGCCATACTCTCATCTTCACTAGGAAGATCTAGAGATAGTTCCTCTGTTTTCTCTTTAAGCTTAGGAATAAACTGCTCTTCAAAATCAGGAAACACAGATAGTGTAACTTGTTCTTTAGGAGCTTCAGCTTTTCTCTTCTCATATAGATTATGTGTAATCTCAGAACCATCTGGC